ATTTGTTAAATGGAGTAAGGATATACAAGCACAGAACCCACAATGGAGTGAAGACATGCATTTTTATAATGAAGTCATTGAAATACTTGATAAACTCAATAGTTTATTTGGAGTTGACGAAGATGTATTTAAATTGAAAAAAAAATTATTCAGTACAATCATTGAATACACCACAATTAAAAAATCCAAGATGAATAATACAAACACTATATTATCATAATATCATACTATCTAATTGGGAAATTAATGATAATATGATATGTTTATCTGACACAGTAAAATTGAATTATAATATACACTTCACATTATATTAACTATACTAACAAAATAACATGGCGTGCACTACTACCCAATATTTTCAACAGGATGTGGATGATATTGAAAATATATTTTTAAACAAAGATGCGGTTAACATAACAAAAATTAAATCTAATATTCCAATTTATAAACAAATAGTAACAGAAATTTATGAATGGATGGAACATACAATAGAACGCAATCCATCTGAACATATCCGTTCAAAATTTAACAAATATTATAATAAAATTGTTCGAAATTATCGTATATTTGTTAAGAAAAGCATTCTTGTATTTATATATCGTAATATGATTACTCACGGCGAAATAGATAATCATCCTATTATGTGGACACTTATTCAAAAATGCCCGGCACGTAATATGTCTGGTGTTACGGTGGTGACTGTTCTTACTTCTCCATACCCACTAGGACAAGATTTCAGTTGCAAACATAATTGTTATTATTGTCCAAACGAACCTGGTATGCCACGTTCATATCTTCAAAAAGAACCTGCTGTATCCCGTGGATATCGTAATAAATGGGACCCACAACTTCAAATGGAAGACCGTCTGAAAGCCCTTATTATCAATGGACACGAAATTGATAAATTAGAAATTATTATTGAAGGCGGAACATATACTGAATATCCAGAACAATACTTGGAAGATTTTCATAGAAATCTTATATATACTGCGAATACATTCTTTGATGATATTGATACAAGGAGAGAAGCAATGGATATTGATACAGAAGTTTGTTTGAACGCAGACGCACGTGTTCGTATAATAGGTATTTGTATTGAAACACGACCAGACGCATTAATTGATGATTATGGTATTTCTTGGCTTCCGCGATTTCGCAAATGGGGTGTTACACGAATTCAACTTGGCGTCCAACATACTGATAATACCATTTTAAAAAAAATTAATAGAGGGCATACTATTGAACACGCCGAAGAGGCTATTAAGTATTTAAAAGACAATTGTTTTAAAGTTGATATTCATCTTATGCCAGATTTGCCTAATTCAACGCCAGAAAAGGATACAGATATGTTTGATTATGTGTTTAAAGGAGATACTATTCAACCCGACCAAGTAAAGATTTATCCCTGTGAAGTTACACCTTGGACTGTTATTAAACAATGGCACGACAGCGGTAAATACAAACCATACGCACAAACAGATGAGCGTGCCATTTTAGATGTAGTTAAATATGCAATGGAAATTTGTCCCCCGTGGGTTCGTCTTCCACGCGTAATAAGAGATATTCCATTGTCATACATTCAGGGAGGTAATATGTATCCAAATTTGCGACAAATGCTTATGGATGAGTTGACAAAGGAAGACAACACAACTATGGATATTCGCGCACGAGAATGTGGGAGAAATCTACATTATAAAATAGAAGATGCAGAATATGTATATAGACAATATAACGCCAGTAATGGAATGGAATATTTCATATCGTTAGAAAGTTCTGATAAAAAATGTATATTTGGGTTTATTCGGTTACGAATACCTAATAAAATTGTTATTGGACGAACTGAATTTTCAGTTCTTACTGAGGAAACGGCACTTATTCGCGAACTACACGTATATGGTAATGTTATTCCAGTTGGATTTCAAAAAAATGCTGATGTCCAACATAAAGGTGTCGGACGTTCGCTGGTTTCATATGCTGAAAATATGGCTCGTAATGATAGATGTACTAGCATTGCTGTTATATCTGGCATTGGAGTTGTTAATTATTATAAAAAATTGGGGTATAAAATGGATAATTCATTTATGATTAAACATTTTAAAAGGAGTAATATGGGTAGTGAGATGTTTGTATTTATATATATATTTATCATTATTAGCATACTTATATGTATACAGAAAATTTTACATACATTATAAGTAACGTTGGTTGTCATTATGTTTTATGAAAACATAATTTATATCTAAAATTTTATGTCTTTTTCTTCATCCATTATCATTATAGCCATCGCACTATAATTATGTAAATCAATTAAAGTATCGCGCATTGTTTCGTCGTCTACCATTATAATACTTTTTTTATTAATTGATGACAAACGACTTAATTTATCTCCTATACGAACTAGAACACCAACAGCACCATATGTAGCAAACGCATCACCATAGTCAGCATTTTTTTTTGAAAATAGTTTATATCCTTCTCTTTGAATTCTTCTCAATTGTGTTAATCGGTTCATTTTAATATATATAACCTATTCTTTTTAATATATTACATATGTAAATTGTAAATTAAGAGCAACAATCAATATTACCAGTCTTCTTTGCTAAATAGACTGCATAAGAATTACCTCCTGAACCGTGTTTTTTTATATTACCAGACCCTTTTTTCTGTATAGCAGCACTAGTTTGTTGCGATTTATGCACATTATATACCATTCTTGAGGTAACTGAATTAGTATTCATAGAAGATGATGTTGCGTAATTTCTTAGGGTAGTATCATTAAAAGAGCAACAAGGCGGTGCTTCACCAGATATACCACTGAAACATCTACATCTATTTTTTTTTGGAACATAATAATTCGCCATTTAATATATATACACATATTTATTTGCTAATATTATTAGTTTTATAATATCAAACATAATAAAGTATGATCTTTATAAAATTGAAATTATATTATGTAAAATCTATAATAATAAAGTAAAATATTTTGGATGGCGCATATCAAAACTACAGTACGCAAAATTAAACATACTTGTTCATTTTGCGCAAAAACATTTAGTAGGAAAAAGTTCTTCAATGATCATATTTTATTTTGTGAACAAATACATAAAAGCCAATACGTTCAACATGCAGATGAAGAAGAAGCGAAAGATAAAGCGACGGTTAAACAATTATATTCTGTAATTAAAACTCTTCTTACTCGTGTGGAAACTCTGGAAGAAAAGTATAACGATTTACATAAATATGTTGAAAATATAAAGAAAAAAATAAATATTGTTGATTGGTTAACAGAGAATAGAACACCTAAAACAGAGTTTAAGTCATGGTTGTCTAATATCGTTTTAACACGAGCACATATGGACCTTGTAATTAAACACGATTATCTGGATGGCGTTGGATATGTTTTACAACAATTTTTACCATTGGAAAATGTAGCTACATTGCCTATATGTTGTTTTCAACAGAAAAAGCAAATATTCTTTATATATCAAAATGAGAAATGGCAACAAATAAATGATGACCAAATGCTATCAATATTACAACATATTGATAAAAAATTAGTAGGTCTATTTCTATTATGGAAAGAAGAACATAAATATAAGATAGAAACAGATCATTCGTTCTATATGGATGTTATGATGCACAATTTTAATAAAATTATTGGTCAAAAATATACTAGAGAACGGCAAATTTCCGCAGTTAAATCCAGTATATACCAATATTTGAAATGCAATTTGAAAAATATTATTCATTATGAATTTACATTTTAGAGGATAAATAGGATAAATATGATAAATAGGATAAACAGGGTAAATTTATAATATGTAAATAATTATCTGCCGTAGTTTTTTTATTAGTATTATATATAATGGCTACGCATAAAACAAGAAAGAGAAATCTCCGACCCAAAAGAAAGAGCGTTTCATGGAAAGGGTGGTCTAAATCAGCACCAGGAGCACGTCAACGCACCGTTATGTTAAAAAAATGCGGTAGAAAATGCTTTTTAGGACCTAAAAAGAGTTTTCCTATATGTACGAAAGGAACATGCCGAGTAAACCGTAAAGGTGTAAAATCAGCCTATATTAGAGCTAAGCAATGGGGGAAATCCAGAAGAAGTTATACCAAAAAAAGACGCCCTCGTCAACGTCGCTCTGTATACAGTCGTGTTGCCAGAAAAGCTAAACGCATATTACGTAAAAAATAGAAGGTATTATACAACGATTTTATTATTAGAATTTAGAATTTATTATTAGAATTTATTATTAAATTTAAAGGAGTTTATACGCAGTTTTAAACTTAAATGGCGTCATTAATTTTACACCTAGTTCGCGCGCCTTATTTGCCTTTCCAGTATCTTCATCAATATCTTTAACCAATACAGCAAATGTTGTTTTAGATACAGAAGTTGCTATTTTACCACCAACAGCAACTATTTGTTTTTCTAATTCCTTATCGCGAAATCCTGTCATCAATATTCGTTTTCCATATAATTCATGCGAAGTATCCAATGCTTCCGTTTTTTTAGCATCTGCCTTAACTTCTTTTATAGCAGATGTAAGTTTGACCTCCAAACCAGTTTCTGTAACAAATTTCATAAATTCGGATATATGTTCAACAAATAACGCTGATGTTTTTGAACCAAATCCTTTTATGGACATCAGTTTAAGTGCTTTTTTGCTGCTACTTTCCTTTGATGTTAATATATTCGGGAATTCTTTTAATATAGCTGTAATACGCCTTTCGCCCATTCCGCGACCAAATATATTTGTCACGCTCATTAATTTTGGTAAACTGGACTCTTTAATTTTTTCTTGAATAGATGTATGAATTTTGTTCGCCATTTTTTCTTTGAACCCATCTACAAGTAAAAAGTCACTTACTGACATAGCAAGTATTTTTGGTATAGTATCAAAACCAGCTTTAATTATGCGTTTCACATTTCCAGAACTTAATCCAGTTACATTTAAACCCGTAAAGAACGCCGTAATTGTTTTAGCCTGAACGATTGTATCAGTTGTTGCATCTAATAATATAATGTCTACATGTGTATCATTCCATTTATATGGGACATCCGGCATTTTCGCCACAGGCGCAGGTGTAATTACTTCCATAATATGTGGTATAACATCCCCTGAGCGAACTAATTGTATTACAGCACCAATTCCAATTTTGTTTGCTTCAACGAATGCAGCATTAAATGCTGTAGCGTATTCTATTCGCGCTCCACCAATTATAACTGGTTCTATGCGAATACGGGGTTTTATATATCCATATTTTGTTGGCGCCCACAATACATCTACTACTTTGGCTTCTACAACTTGGTCTGACAATACCATCTTAAACGCAAATGCATATTTTGGATTTCCTTTTTTTCTTGGATATATCTGGTCATTCGTGCATATGACGCCATCTACTTCATACATATATCCTGTGCGCCACGCTATTAATTTTTCCGATAACAGCGCATTTGTTAAATTAGATGGTTTAGTTATTAATGTGTTTATAACTGTCTTTACGTTTGATTTTTCTAGCATCTCCATTTGTTTACTTGGTTTTAATTCGGGAACAATTACTTCATATGCAACGAAATCTATATCACGGATTTCGGCAGGATAAATGGTTTTACGATTGGAAATTCCGGCTACCAAATTTCGGGCATTTGATGCGGATGTTTTGTATTTTTCTTCAAATACTTTCTTCGCCATTATCAATTCACCGCGTATTACTATGTTTTCTTCTGTTGGTAACATTAAATATGGAATCATATAACTGATGTCTTGCCCTTCAATACCATTTCCTCGCGTATATAATTTCTTCTCTCCGTGTTCAGTAGTATATAAGGCACTTATACCATCTAATTTTCCAGATAAACAGTATGGACCTTTGTATGTTGCTTTCCATTTTGTAATTGCACCAGTATCTGGTTTAATTTTATCCATAGATCCCATATAATATGGAAGTTTTACCTTACCTTTTTCAATAGGGGCACCCACTTCTTGTAACACTTTATCGTGTGGATGATGTTCTTCAATATATTCTTTTAATATATCATATTGTGAATCAATCATAATAGGTTTCTCATTATAATATTCCGAATTGGCTTTTTTAAGCATACTGCTTAACTCTGTTTGGGATAAAGTATGTAAATAATCTATACCCTGATCTACAAAATTTTGAATATGTTTAACACTGGTAATGCGTGGTTTTCGTTTTAAGGTTATTTTTTTAGACAATTTTTTTATGCGTTTCGGTGCCTTTGGTGCCTTTGGCGTCGTTATTGTTTCTTGTTTCCCTGTAATAATATTTGTTGTTTCTGTTGGAACCATTTCTATAGCGCGTCCATCTATGCGTTCAGAAGGTGTTTTATATACTAATCCCAAAAATTCAAATATTGACTTTTCAGTTGGAAATAATACATCTACTCTTGCTCCTTTTTTCCGCTTATCCATTTTATATAAACCATGTTCATTCATCGTATATCCCAAATTCAATGCGTGTTTTCGCATTACCGTATTAAATATTGCACTGCCTGTGAAATATAGGATTGAAAATGCGTATTCTTCCGGAGAACTATACAAGAAATCTACACGACGCGGGGTTTTACCTGGTAATTGAGCAATTACCAGACTTTTTACTGCGCCATGAGACAATGTTTCAATAATAATGTTGTTTTCAATTAATTTTGCAAGAAATGCGTTAAATACAGACTTGTCTCCGTGCTTATTGCTAATAATAATATCTATATCACCAGAGGTTTTTAACCCGCGACGATAACTTCCCACAATTTCCATAGTAGAACCAGGTGTTTTAATACTATTAAATATGGATGTTAATGTCTTTTTATATTCATCTATTTCTCCACGAGGTATTCTTTTTAAAATATCTTCATAATATTTCAAACCTATCTTCTGCTTATCATTTAATAAATCTTGCTGAGAACGCAGTTCGTCAATTGTTTTAATGTTGTATTCTGAAACAAGTTCCTGTGCCTTTTTAGGTCCAATACCATATACCTTTGTAAATATATGAATTGGATTGCTCTTCTCTCGTTCAATTAACCGGAGGGTTCCCGTTTTAACAAACTCGTTTAGTTTGCTTATTATTGTTGAACCTATACCTGGTTTCCCTTTCAAAACGTCCACATTTTCAATTCGTGAAGTTACTGACATAATTGTCTCCTGTGCTTTCTTATATGCTCTTGCACGAAAAGGTTCCCCTTTTGCCATCATTATAGTATATAATTCTCCCAATAGTTTTATAAATTTTTCATTATAGTATTCCTTCTTTGTTTTTATAGGTTTCATATTTGTTAATACATATGAATTTTTCTTTAATTTCAATTTTAAATGCTTTATTTTTTTTACTCTTTTTTTCTTAAGAGTTTTGTGCGAATTGGATGATTTTATGGGTTTGATTGGTTTGATGGATTTCCTATGCTGTAGTGCCTTTTTTTTAGTGCCTTTTTCTACGCCGTATTTCTCACAATATCCATAGGTTTGAAGAGTTCCATATTTACTTACACTTGTAGCGCATATATCACCTTTTGGCGTTTTAAAACATTTGTCATGAGTTTTCCATTTATATTTAAATGGTATAATACAAGGACCTTCCTTTATTTTGGCATTCTTTTCCTTCTTTCCTTTATTATTGATATTTATTCCGTTCATATATAATATATCCATACATTTTTGTATATAAGTATTGATATATTATAAGTATTTACTTCTTTTGGAAATAAAAAACCAGTAATACTTTTATAGTGCATACATTACATAATCGTCACTTTCTCTTTTTAATCTTTTTATAAGTATTATATTTTGTATTATATTTTGTATCTGTGTTATTGTCTGTTTTAATATTAAATATTAATTTTTTTTTAGTATCGCATTTTATAGCATCTTGTTTTTTAAGTAGTTCATTTTTTTGTTTACGAGTTACCGTTTTCTTTGAACTATTTGTACTTGTATTGTTACAATCATTATAAAAGGGACTTCCTTTTTTTTCCTCTTCTGTTAAAATATTGAGGTCAAAAGCAAACATTTTATATATACATACAATATATAAAATATATCAATTTTTACCTTTGTATTTTTACAATGATGTAAAATAGTTTTTAATAAAATTTTTACTATAATATGAATCTAAATGCTTCTTTAACATTTTTTTAGGATATACGCCTGCGCCTTTATTATTATTACTATCTTTTTTGATGTATTGAATATTTGGTTTTATACTATATGTTGGTTCTGGTATATTATCTAAGAATTCTTTGGTATCGGTGTGCTCGTCCATTAATACAATACATACATAAAATATTTTATAATAAAACAAATTTTTTTCAACATTGCGGATTTTATTTAGTTATTTTATTTTATAAATATATTGTAAATGAACACTAATTTACAAAGTTATAGTTTAACTAAAGCATATAAAAATGGAAAGCGGGTTTTATTAAATGAAAATGCAGCTAAATATGATGGACATTCCTTATCTATGATTGAAAATCATAATGGCAAAGTTAAATTTGCAAAATTAGACAATGAGGATATGTTGAGTTTATTACTTGAACACCAAGAAAATACACCACTTTTACAACGATTAGAACACGATTTTCCAACAACTAGACGTCATCATAGACGAACACATACAACAAGATCTAAATCTAAATCTAAATCTAAATCTAAATCTAAGTCTAAGTCTAAATCTAAATCTAAGTCTAAGTCTAGGAGTAAAAGTCATACACATAAACGTCATAAGACGAAATCAGATGAGCACAGAAGAACTAGAAAACGTAAAACTCCTAGCATTTTAAAAACAATTTATTAACTGCTTAATAGGGTTCATACCTTTTTATTACTTTTATAAAAAAAATATTGTCTTCTTTTCTGTTTCTTTTCTATGTTTTGACATTTTAACGATTTTTTAGGATTATAATACTTGTTTGTATATGTGAACCAATGTTGTTTTTGTAGTCGTTTATCAGTTGTATAATTTTTTTCATTATCAGTATTTAATAAAGGTTTTTTTAATTCATTACTAGTAGTATTATTTTGTGGAACAATTTGTTCTGATACTTCCACGCACGTAAAACAACAACACACAAATCTTTTAATTTTATTCATATAATATACATTTATTATACTTTTTTAAAAGTAAGGATTTTGTTATACTTTTTTATACTTTTTTAAAAGTATATATATATATATGAACGCTATTAACTCTAATGTTCCAAATGCCAATTTTTCAAAAGGATTTTCTAATTTTCTATTTAAAGGAGGTTTATTAAATCTTATTCTTGCAGTATATTTAGGAGGTGTATTACAACAATTTTTTAAAAGTTTGGTTGATGGAGCAGTGATGCCTATGCTTATGGCTTTTGTTCCCGGTTCTAAATATAATAATTTCTCAGATATTAAGGTAACAATACATGGAATAGATATTAGTGCTGGAGATATTATAACAAATATTATTAAATTATTTATTGGTTTCTTATTATCATATATGGTTGTTCGTTATGTTGTATTTAAATATGTAGTATGAAGGGTTACTCCTCAAACTCCCCTTTAAGTGAGGGGATACCCCTCAAACTCCCCTTTAAGTGAGGGGATACCCCTCAAACTCCCCTTTTAAGAGGGTCACACACATAATGTTATTTCCTTTTTTTTCAAAAGTATATATATACTAATGACTAAATTTGCAATTATATCAGATGTACAAATTTTAGAAGGTCTTGTAGCAAGTATTTGTTTTCCAGTAATTGTTTATTTAATGAAATTACGACAAACAAAATCAAAACAATATATAGAGTTTTTTGTGATTGCATGGTTTTTTACATGGGTAATTAGAAAATGTGCTGTTAATACCTTTACACAATACAAAACATATTACAATGAACCCATTAAAACATTTTATATTGATTTACCCATATCATTTTAATCTCTTTTACAACAAGTATACAATATTTGTTTTAAACGCATTATTATTACTATTTTTTAATAGAATTATACTTTATAAGAATGAGTTCTAATTTCAGAAAGTTTGGAGGTATAAATAATTTTAAAGTCGCAAAAAATTTTAGAAATGAGTTAATACGAACAAATAAGTTATATGCGAATTTTGCGGATATTGATGGGTCTATGGTAATACAGGATACATTGATTTTTAAAGATATGAGTGGAGATATTCAAGGGCGAATAAATGCTTCCGATAATCATTTATACATTCAAAGCGGTGATCCATCTGGTAATACAGACCAACGAATATTATTTACAAAATATTTAGACTCATCCGCACAAATATTTTTTGATTTATCCACTGCGCGAATAACTATGCATGGTTCTGATTTTCGTATGTGGGAGTTAAATAGAGGAGGAACACCTAACCCAGCAGTAGGTGATAATTATGGTCGTGCATTGGTACATCAAAATTTACCTTTTGAAAATGGTGATGCATCTGGTAATAAAGAAAATTCTTCATTGGTGATAAATTATAAAAATGATTTTGGATTAGGAACCATAGTTAATAGTGATTTTACTATAACAGGTCAAATGTTCAAACAGAATGACCTTAGTTTTTCACAAATTGATGCATCCGACAACGCTCTTTTAAGACTTGTTAAAAGAACCGAAACAGATACTTCAGGAACTGTTGTGTTGAAATTTATTACCGATACAAGTGGTGGTGGAGGAACACATCAGGGGGCAGGTGCTATTGCATTAGAACCAAGTGGAGGTTCATACGCAATGAATTTTTATGTAAAGACTGGTGATACGGCTCTTGATGCTACTGATAAAGTATTTGGTATTGAAAATGACAAATTAATTACATTTAACGCTGATTCGCAGGTTGTTATGGATCCTGGTAATCACGAACGTATAATAACATTTTATGGACTTTCTGGTGGTGTTGATAAGGATTATATTAATCTTGATTACTCATGGTTAAAAGCTGTAGATACGAGTTCTGGAGATTTATCTGCATATTTAAAAAGATCTGGTAACGATCCTATGTTGGGTGATTTACAAATGGGTAATAATAATATTACTGATATTAGTGATATTGAATTTATAAATATTTATAAGGATACAATAACTATCGGGACAACTGGAACCAAAGGCAGAATAACAATTGGTGCTAGCAACAATTTGTATATACAACCACCTCTGGTTGGGAGTGATTATAAAAAACTTATTTTTTCCCCATACATGGATAACGATCCCATATTAACCATTGATACATCAACTAATAATGTTGGAATAAACAATGAGGATCCTTCATATAATTTAGATGTTGGACCGCTTGTTGGAGATGGATCCGAAGGCACAATTAGAACAGGAACGGTATATGTATATGGATACGGATATGGAATGGGAACAATTGCTAGTGGGTTAAATCTATTTGGAACAAACAATGCAGGTATAAATTTTGAAGTTAAGGACGTTTCGAATGCTATGCGTATATCCAGCGGTGGTAATGTTGGTATTGGAACAACAACACCAACGGAAACATTAGATGTATCAGGTACTTTAGCATTGTCAGGAGGAGAATTACAAATAAAGGATATATGTTTTAATATGGCAAATAATGGTGTTTTTATAAACGCTACCAATACAGGTGAAGGATATAATCTAATACATATGAATAATGAAAGTGGTTTTACACTAGGAGGCGACATTAATTTAATTCGAATGACACAAGATGCTTCTAATTCCGTGGGAGGTAGAATACAAGGATTACAAATTGATAATACTCACCCTGATTTAAGTAATAACAGTTGGTTTATGGGACAACCATTTAGTGGAGGTGATGCTACGTCAAATATGTTTGCAATTAATTTTTCAAAAGACGGGGACGCACCTGGTGTAAATAGAACTAGTCATCCTTCTCTTCCGGAAAGATTTGGGGTTATGATTGAGGGGGCTGCACAAAAAATAAGTGCTGGTATGTTAAGTTTGCAAGCCCCTTCCTCTG